TTTTGACCGCCGGCATCCCCACCACCATCCAAACCGAAGGGACCAAGCGTGCCTTCACTGAGACCCTCCTCAAAGATGTGGTCTCTAGCACCTGGACCGCTGGCGGGCAACCCACGATGGTTATGGTAGGAGCTTTCAACAAGCAAGCTCTATCAGCCTTCACGGGTATTGCAGCACAACGCTACCAGGCACCTGATGGTGCCAGCACAATCATAGGCGCAGCCGATATTTATATTTCCGATTTCGGTGAGCTTTCGATTGTACCTAACCGTTTCTCTCCCACGCGTAATGCTTTTGTCTTGGACACTGAGTATTTGAGCGTAGGTATGTTGAGGCCCATGCAAACTGTTGACCTGGCGAAGACCGGCGACGCAGAAAAGCGCATGATCCTTTCAGAGTACGGACTGGTAGTTAAAAATGAAGCCGCTTGTGGCGCAATTTACGATTGCACTACGGCGTAAGATTCTCTCCTTGAGATATTGGGGGGAGCTTCGGCTCCCCTTTCTTTTTCCTTTTTTCTTTTTTATGGAGCGCCGCATGGCCCAAAAAGTGATGGACAGGGATGCCCTGACTGGGACCGAGACAATATTCCACTCCCACTCAAACTCTGACGAGTACGCCGTCGAAAGCAGACAAGATGTCTCCGAAATAATCACAGGCGCAAAAGAGCTCCGAAAAAACACTTCCCGTAAAACTCCTTATGGGGACGGCCTGACCAGGGTCGCATCAATACCAATGGTGATGTACGCGGACTGGGTCAAGAAGGGATACACGAAAGACCAAAAGAAAATGAAACAATTACTCAACTCTCCCGACCTCAGATATTTTCGGACGCGAGAAGGCAAAGTTTAAATGGCTATAACAAATTACGGGACACTGAAGACCGAGATCGCCGATTTTCTGAATCGGACAGACCTCACGGCAGTCATCCCAACGTTCATCACGCTTGCCCACAACAAGTTGAATAGAGACCTGCGTACCAGACAAATGGTTCAGAGAGCTACTGCGTCGATCGACACAGAGTACTCCGCATTCCCTGCCAACTTCTTGCAGGTACGCGACATCAGACTGAATACAGACCCAACGACTTCGCTTGAGTATATCTCGAGTGAGCAGCAGAACCAGGAACGGCAACGCCACACCAACACCACTGGTCAGCCGCGGTACTTCACAATAATTGGAGAGACGTTCCAGGTCTTCCCGACACCAGACACCTCCTACACTTGCGAGATCGGATTCTACGAAAAGATCACCGCTATGAGCTCTGACTCTGACGCCAACTGGTTACTCACTAGCTGCCCAGAGATTTACTTGTACGGTGCCCTGGTCCATTCCTCTCCCTACCTGAAGGACGATGAGAGAACGGTTATCTGGCAAACATTGTATCGGGATATTTTTGAATCTTTAGAACGAGAAGACACTAAGAGTCGCTTTAGCGGCACAACTTTACGAATGAGACATAGGAGTTTTGGATAATGGCCGGAACTAGCGACTACCTGGAAGCAGCGGTGCTTGACGCCGTTTTGCGAAATACATCTTACACATCTCCGGCAACTGTATATTTAGGGTTGTATACGACTGACCCTGGCGATGATAACAGCGGGACAGAAGTGAGTGGTGGATCTTACGCTCGACAGAGTTGCGCTTTCTCCCGGACAGCAGGAGTTGGATCGAACACCTCTGCTGTTGAGTGGCCCACGTCTACAGGTTCCTGGGGAACCGTCACCCACGTTGGGGTGCTCGATGCTGTAACAAGCGGGAATTTGCTGTATCACTCTGCCCTGGCGGTGAGCAAGGCAATTACAACTGGCGACATCTTTCGAATTCCTTCTGCTGACCTAACAGTAACGATGACCTAAAATGGCCGGCGAATATGGCGCTTTAACATACGGTGACGGCGAATATTCCGAGGTCGATAATGGTTACGGTTATGCCCTTTACGGCACTGGTGTTTTTGGCACAGTTACGATCAGGATTGATGGCGCTGCGGCGATAACGTCTGTCTCGACTGTAGCTGCGGCTGCGGGATATGTAAAGCGTGGGGCTGCGGATGTAACCTCAGTATCGACTGTTGCAGCGTCTGCTGGCTATGCCCGTCTTGGGTCCGCGGCAATAACGAGTGTGAGCACTGTCGCTTGCGACAACTCCGCTGGCGGAATAGTTAGAACTGCTTCGGCTGACATCACTTCGGTAACAACTGTTACTGCTTCTGCTGAACCAAAGCTCGAAGGCACAGCGGATATAACCAGCATATCGACTGTTGTATGTGTTGCTGTTTATGAACCGCTTATCGCCCCAATTTCAATTACCACAATCACAACCGTTTCTGCATCTGCAGAACTCAAATGGATCGATATCCCGGCAGTGACCGGCCCGGTCTGGACAGACATTACTTCACCTTGGACGTAGGTACTTATTATGGCAACAACTACACCGAATTATAGTTTCAAAAAACCAACCGTTTCTGGCGACAGTGGCGTATGGGGGGGTTATTTGAATGACAACTGGACCTCCACAGATAGTTTGTTAGGTGGAGGAACCGCAATCACTGGAATTGACATCAACTCAGGTACGGTTGATAACGCTACTATTGGTGCAGCGACACCAAATACAGGTGCTTTCACAACTTTGTCTGCCTCTAGCACATTCACCCTGGGAGCTACGGCTATCACCGCAACCGGGACAGAGATCAACGTCCTTGACGGTATCCCGGCGACTTTAACGGCTACCGAACTCGGCTACTGTGACGGGGTCACTTCAGGTATTCAAGTCCAACTGGATGCTAAGTTTGCTACAGCAGGTTTAGGAACGGGTGTAGAAACCTTTCTGGGTACTCCGTCTTCTGCCAACCTGGCTACAGCCATAACCGATGAAACCGGATCAGGCGTATTGGTTTTTGGCACAGGCCCGACTCTTACTGGCCTTACTTTGGCGGGTGCGGTTACTGGTGCAGATCAAATTATTTCTGCGGTAGATCTCAAAGACTATAGCGAAACTTCCAATGCGATAGGCAGTATTGGCGGTGGAACGCAGGACATTGATTTAACGGCTGGAAATTCTGTCTCTGGAACGGTGGACACTAGCACAACAACTTTTACTTTCTCGAATCCTCCCGCTACTGGCAGAAGTGGTTCGTTTACTCTTATCCTCACCAATGGCGGTTCCCAGACTATTATTTGGCCCACGAGCGTTGATTGGGCGGCTGCGACTGCTCCGACATTAACGGCTGCGGGGGTAGACATTTTAACTTTTATAACCGTTGACGGCGGGACCATATGGTATGGGTTCCTGGCTGGCGCGGCGATGGGGTAATACTATGCCAATAGGAGCAAATAAAGCGGCTTTAATGGCTGCGGCGGGCGGTGGTAGTGGTCCTGAAGGACAAAACCAATATACGTCGGCAAATACTTATACTTGGACAGCTCCCGAAGATGTGGAGAGTATATGTGTTGTTTGCGTTGGTGCAGGGAAAAATGGTACTGGCGCAGGGGCACTCGCATGGAAAAACGATATTGTTGTGGTCCCCGGCAGCGATTACACAGTTGTTGTTCCTGCCAGCACCTCAACTACGAGAGCATCTTTCAATGGAGATTCTGAGGTTAGTGCGGGGAACTACCAGTCCAGAACTGGTACTGGCGGCGGTGATGGAGGGAACAGCGGCCATGCAAGCGGCGGTGCTGGCGGCTATAGCGGAGATGGAGGTGATGCATCAGGGACAGGTGGTGGCTCGGCTGGCGTAGGTGGAGCGGCGGGAAGTGGCGGGTTCGGCTACGCTCACCCACCAGAACAATACGGATATGCTGCCGGCGGCGGTGTTGGACTTCAAGGTGAAGGGTCAAACGGTGCTGGGGGTACAGGTTGTACAGGGTCTGATTGCTACATAAGCGGTGGCGGTGGAGGCTCTGGTGGATCGAGTGGCGCGGCGGGCAATATGTCCGGTTATCTTACATCTTTTGCCGCAGGAAGTTATGGGGGGCAGGGATACAATTCGTCAATGTCAAAAGGAGGCGCTGTGAGGATAATATGGGGATCGGGTCGCGCCTTTCCATCAACAAACACGGCAGATGTCTAATGATATTTTACATAAAAGTTGAAAACGGGAATCCAGTTAACCATCCTTCCAGTGAAGAAAATTTGCTTCAAGTATTTGGAACTGTGCCGTCGAATTATGAATTGTTTGAACGGGTCCAGGCTCCGCTGTTTGGCGATGAAATAGATGAAAACAAATACAAGATATTAGCTAGTGAAACACCTTCATATGAGAAGGTTGACGGTGTTTGGAAGGATGTGTGGGTTGTCAGAGATATGTCTGATGACGAAAAGGCGGACAAGGATGAGTATTTGGAGTCAATGGCGTTTCCACCAGAAATGCTAGTGTCAACACCATGAGTCCAAAAGTAACAATAGGCAGCGCGGGAAACCTTTGGGCGAGATTGATGCACTTTGAAAACAAGGGTGACATTGAAGAAGGGCATACCCATCAGTTCGATCATCTCACTTTGTTGTCAACTGGCAAGCTCGAAGTAACAGTTGATGACAGGACTTCGGTTTTTGTCGCCCCTCACTTGATCTTCATCAAGAAAGGCAAACTTCACGAACTCGTTGCAATTGAAGACGATACAGTAGCCGTGTGCCTTCATGCTCTCAGTCCAGATATTGAACTAGGAGATGTTCTCGAACCATCCATGGTTCCCTAAGTCATGCGTGATTTACTGCAGTTCTGCACCGACCGTCAGGCCGAGGTCTTGGAAACGTATATTCTCTGTGGCATGTCATCGGTCAGGGCCGCTTCAAAATTAAGCATCGGAGACCGGAGTGTCCGAGAAACAATATCGAGGATTAAGAAAAAAGCTGCCGCTGCTGGATGGACTGATAACTGGGACGCGACTAAGTTCGTGGACCCGGGCCAAGTCGTCACTGGGAAGTCAACTCTAACGAAAGACGATGACGGCAAACATTACCGTTGGATTGAGGATTCCGAGACATGGGAAGAAATTCCTCATGACGAATTGCCTCCGGCATTACAATAATAAACGCCAAAACTAAACATATAAGGTACGCTTGTTATGCCATCTAGACAGCCATCAATGCGGGCGGATTTGCAAGACGTTCTGATTACTGTTGCGCGTATTGATGAGCGCATGGTGACGATGTTTAACCGTCAAGAAGATATTGAAGAGCGAGTGAATTCGATGGATAAAAAAATCCAATTGATTTCGCCTACAGTTAAATTCGGGGAGCGGGTTTTCTGGATTGTGCTGGTCGTTGCTGTGGGCGCATTTTTCAATGCGTATGGGGGTTGAGGTGCCGCTAGTCACACTGAAGATTCCACCAGGCCTGTACCGGAACGGAACGATCTACCAGGCCGCGGGTCGTTGGTATGACGCGGATCTCGTTCGTTGGTTTGAAAACACCCTTCGTCCAATTGGCGGTTGGCAGACAATGTCATCGACAACATTCTCCGATATATCCAGGGGGATGCACGCGTACTACAACAACTCAAACGCAAGACGGGTTATCGTTGGTACTACCTCAAATCTTTATATTTATGACGAGGGCAAGAACAGAAGCGACATAACACCTGTCGGAATAGCAACTGGAAGCACTGACGCTGCGGCAAATACCGGATATGGATCTCAGTTCTATGGCGAATCGACTTATGGAACACCCAGGCCAGACAATGAAACCTATGTCCCATGCAGTACCTGGACAATTGATAATTTTGGTGAAAACGCGATTGCGACAGTTACGACTTCTGGTGAAGGCAAGATTTACTATTGGGAAAACGACACAACGGTTGTTGCCGCAGCTCTCACCAATGCACCAACAGGAAATCAGGGAGCACTTGTGACCGATGAGCGTCATATTCTCGCGTATGGTGCTGGTGGAGTCCCCCGAAAAATTCAGTGGTCATCACAGGAAGCGCCAACTGTCTGGACTCCCGCTCCAACCAATAGCGCAGGATCATTTGAATTAGCCTCTGAAGGTAAGGTCCGAGCAGGCGTAGTGGTTCGAGGTCAGGTCTTAATCCTAACGGACACAGATGCCCATGCAATTTCCTACGTTGGAAGCCCCTTTTATTACACTCCCCAACGTGCTGGGTCTAACTGCGGAATCATTGCTCCGAAGGCTATTGCTGTAACTGGCACGGCAGCTTACTGGATGGGCGAAAAATCATTCTTCAGCTATGACGGTGGCTACACTGAACCAATAAAAAGCGATGTGAGCGATGCTGTATTTAACGACCTAAACCAAACCCAGCGCAGTAAAATTTGGGCAGTCGTGAACGGCCAGTACAACGAAATTTGGTGGTTTTACCCTAGCGAGGGATCGACCGAAATCGATAAATATGTCGC